ACCTTTGTCGCTGGTTACGGATGGGATTACGAGGGTGGGACTGAAGTCCCTGATGCCATCCAAACGGCATTAAAGGAAATGATTACCTATCTATACGAAAATCGGGATAATCCAAAGACTGAATATCCTGCAATTGTAAATATTTTACTGGCTCCATATCGGAGAATAACTTTATTCTGATGAATCCGGGCAAACTTGACAGACGTATAATATTTGGCAATATGACTGCAACGGGTTCAGAAGATCCTGATGATGCACTTGTATTCACTACTGTTCTTGAAACATGGGCTCAAGTACGTGAATCTAACGGGCGTAGGCAGCTCGAAGCAGGTGAGCAAGTAATTAGTTCAGGTACGGTATTTATTACTCGTTATCGCAGGGATTTTACGCCAGATAAAGCTATGCGGATATTATATCTTGGTAAGTATTATACTATTCACTCATTCCGTGATGTTGATGACAGGCGTAGGTTTATGGAATACATTACACGCGTGACCGATGAAAACACAGAAAGTTAAGGGGGTTCCGCTATTATTAAAGCAATTAAACTCATTCGGGGATGATGGCAAGCGTTTAGCGGTTGCGATTACTAATCAGACTGCTGAAAAAATTACCAATAAAGCCAAATTAAAATGCCCTGTTGATTTCGGTCAATTACGCCAATCCATAGGTAATACAGAGGCAACTATCAAAATAAATCGTTCCTTAATCTTTGCATCCGCCCCATACGCTCCATACGTCAATTGGGGGACAGGTGGTTTAGTATCAGTTGAGCCGATGTTTAAGGAATTAGCGATACAATTTAAAGGGCGTGGAATCCGCAAAATTAATCTGCCTGCAAGACCATTTTTAACAGGATCGTATATTTCAGAATCAGCAACATACAGACCGACTTTACAAAAAGCCATAGAAAAATTATCAAAGCAATATAATAACAAAAAATAATTATCTTTGATTATGAAAGACCCGAACTTAGCACTACTAAACGCTTATAAAACGGCATTAGCTGGTTTAACGGTATCGGGTTCGGCAGTACAGGTTTATTCAAAATTGGCTCCATTAAAAAACGTACCTAAAAAATACGTAATTTTATCAAGCCAATCGAGAATACAGAATGAAACAGGATGCGGATATTGGTATGAATGTACGTTTGATGTGGATATAGTTACCAGATACCCAAACGGACAGGGAGATTCAGCTTTTGCGATGCTAATGGCTGAGGAAGTGCAACAGATTATACAGGTCGATGGTATTACGGTTGCTGACTTTAATTTAAGGCAAACAGAACAGAATCCAACGACTGAAATTATACTTACAACCGATGAAGAGAATATTTTTAGATATATTTTAACTTTTACTCATAAATTAAACAGGGCTTAAAATGGCAGACGAAACTTTTTACATTGGCAATAGGTTCTTCCTATATCTCCGATCAGGTGGTACTTGGAAGCCTTTTAGCTGCATGACCTCAAACGGTTTATCCGAAACTTGGGACTTTGCAGAGGTTACAACGGCTTGCGATCCGGGAGTAACAAGGCGTAAGCCAACAACGTATTCGTATGAGATTCCTTTCGAGGGGGTTTTTACAGATACGGAATTACCTGGTGGCGATACTTCAAAGGTATCATGGGACACGGCAACTACAATCGCAAGGGCAAAAACCCGATTCGATTGGAAAATTGCTTTGTTACGTGAAGATGGTTCAGAAGAGCCGAATTTTTCACCACAGTACGGAAACGCTTACTTTTCAGCTTTGGAAATTACGGCTTCAGATGTTGATTTTATTACGTTCTCTGCAACCTTGTTAGGGGATGGCGATATTACAACAACTGACCCTTATCCTGGTTACTAATGGAAGGACATTTAACCATTAAAATTGATGGCAAAGACGTGCCTATGTTCTTTGGCAATTATGCCTTAGAGGAAACCTTAGCGCATTTTGATGTATCAATAACCGACATTGGGGATCTGCTTCAAAAAAAGCTATTGCCATTTATGAGGGTTTTTATTTACCATGCAGCGGCTTATCCTATTCTTAAAGATAGAGGTATTCCAGAGTTCACCGAATTTGATATCCATAATTGGATTGATGAAAACGGTGGCGCAAATGGTGAGTTAATGATTCGATGTTCAAAGGAAGCTTTCCGATGCTTGGGATTAACGTCAAGCGAACCGGATGAAAAAAAAAGGACATTAAAAAAGAGCGCTTAGATTGGAATAAGGATGTATTGACTTTCGCTTTTGGGGAAATGGGTTTAATGCCTGATGACTTTTACGCCTTGACATGGAATCAATATATTCTAAAATGTCAAGGCTTTTTAAATAAAGAGCGAAAGGAATGGGAGCGCATAGGATGGGCAACATGGAACGGAATGCGGGTTCACGTACAAAAGGGGATGCCATCTTATAAAAAGTTTATGTCTTTCCTGTATCAGGATGAACAGGTTAAGGACATAGACAAGATCAAAGAATTAATGAAAAAAGCGACTCAAAAGTACTTAGATAATGCAAGGAATTGAAATACCTATTGGCGCACCGTTAGGGCAACTGACTAAGGACTTAAAAGGTGCTGATGCTCAGATTAAGACCTTTGAGAAATCCGCTAATGCTTCCCTTGCAAAAGCGGGTACGGCTGCTGGTAAAACAGGCAAGGACTTTACAGGACTATCCCGCGTAATTCAGGATTTACCGTTTGGTTTTATTGGTATTCAAAACAACTTAACTCAATTGTTACCTGCTGCCGGTGCTTTGGGGTTAGGTATTTCTGTTTTGGTGGCTGCCGTTACCTTTGCTCAGACAGGTTTTGCAAATTGGACTCGTGGGTTAGTAAGCACTAAGAAAGCGATTGATTCAGCTAAGTTATCAGGAGATGAATACGTAGGTACACTTAATCAGGTCGCTGCCGCCGCTTTAAGTGGTGCGCAATCCGCTGCACAGGAAACAACTACATTAAACCTATTATACAAACAATATACCAATGGAGAATTAGCACTTGATAAACGAAAAGCGGCTTACGATCAATTACAGAAACTATACCCTGCATACTTTGGTAATATCAAGTTTGAACAGGAAGCATCCGATAAAACTAAAAGCGCATATGACCGTTTAACTACTTCAATATTAGCAACTGCAAGAGCAAGGGCGGCAAGTGATTTAATTACTAAAAATTCACAAAGGCAATTAGAGAATGAACAGAAATTAATTGACTTGGGTATTGCTGCGACAAAAGCAAAAGCCAATGCAGATAAATCCTTACAAAAGGCCAGAGGAACAGGTGGCGAACTTGGAGAAGCGCAGGCAACTGCGGACTTTACGGCTGCATTAAAAGAGCAAAGAACGATTCAAAAACAAATCAATGATTTAGTAACTGATTCTGTAATGCTTCGTGACAAAAACCTACAACTTGAAAAATCGGTAGTTCAGGAGATTGCAAAAGGCGCAGTATTAACGGGAGATATTACTAATTCTGCAAAGAAAAAAGCCGACAAACAAGAGTTTGAAAGAGGTAAACAGATAAGCATTGAAAGGTTAAACTCCTTAGATACGTTTCTTGCTAAATACCGTAAAACAGAGGAAGAAATTAATAAAACGCCTTTAATCGGTTTTCCTGCGGACATTAATATGCGATTAGCCGCGCCATTGGATAACCTTAAAAATAATATTTTACCTCAGCTTCAATCCTCATTTCAGACTTTCTTTGATGATATACTAATGAGGGGGAAACTATCTTTTGCTTCACTTGGTAAAAGCATATTAAATACTTTTGCTTCGGTTCTATCTAATGAACTAACATCAGGTTTGGTCAATCTATTAAATGGTGCTGGTGGCGGTGCAAAAGGCGGGAAAGGTGGCGGATTATTAGGAGGAATTGCAGGATTAATTGGACTTGGTGGCAAAGGTGGCGTAGCGGCTTCCGCTGGCGGTACGGCTGCATCAGGTGGCGCATTGTTGCCTATTCTTGCAGGAGTGGCCGCAGTTGCGGGTATTGCATCATTATTCAAAAAGAAAAAAGCTGCCGTTCCAGCGCCTGCAAATGTTGCCACTGCATCATCATTCAATACCAGCAACGACAGTTTCGGAGGTCGCGTAGTATTCGAAATATCCGGCAATAACCTTATAGGAGTATTGAACAGAGCAGGTGCAGAACTTAGAAGATTTGGACCGTAATGGCATACAACGAGAAATACTTTTTTACATGGATTGCAGACCGGGACACACGTATCATTGGCGGATCGTCCGATGAATACGAAGTGCAGATATTGCAAGACAGTTTTATAGGCACTTCAATCGAAATAGAGGCGCAGGCGTCACCATGTATTATCCTGTATGAAAATGTATCAGACAATAAATTGCAGTCGATACGAGGCTCAAAATGTACATTAAACTTAATTGCAAACAGTCAATTCCAGTTACAGGACTTATACACCGAAAATGAGCGTGAGTTTCTGGTATTGGTTTATCGTAACGGGTCGGTTATCTGGAGAG